CCGCAGGACCGCATCGCGCACGTCGTCTGGGAGCGCGAGCAGGCGCGGCGCGAGGCGGCGGCCCTGCGCGAGCAGCTGGTGGCGTTGCAGGCGCAGGCGGCGGCGCCCCCGCAGGCGTCAGCCCCCGTGCCGCAGGCCCCTGATCAGCCCCAGGCCAGGCCGGGCGACGTGGGCGACCCGCAGCCCCTCGAGGACCAGTTCGACACGTATGCGGCGTTCGTCGCCGCGCAGGCGCGGTGGGCCGCGCGCCAGCAGTACCGCGAGCTGATGCAGCACGCGCAGGCGCAGGCCGAGGCGCAGCAGGCCGACGACCTGCGGCACGCGCGCGCGTCGACGTTCGCTTCGCGCATGGCCGCGGCCGAGCAGGCCGAGCCGGCGCTGCTGGCCGGGTTGTCTCCCGAGGTGCTCAACCTGCGGCCGGCGATGTCGCTGCAGCCCGGTGAGCGCCCCGACGGGGGGACGGCCGTCGCCGATGCCCTGCTCGAGAGCGAGCAGCCGCAGCGGCTCATGCGCTACCTGTCCGACCACCCGGACGACCTTCGGCGCCTCCAGGCGCTGCACCCGATGCTCGCGATGCGCGAGGTCGGTCGACTCGAAGCCAGGCTCGACGCTGCACCCAGCGGCTCGGCGTCGCAGCCCTCCCTCTCACAGGCGAAACCCCCGATTCAGCCGGTCGGGCGTGGCGCCAGTGTGCCGACAGGCGCGCGTGATCCCAAAGACATCAGCTCTCTGGCTGAGTGGGAATCCGTGCGTCGCTCGTTCGGCGCGAGATAACCAATGCCGAATACGTTTCTCACGAACGATGTGATCACCCTCGAGGCGCTGCGCCTGTTCCGCAACAACCTCGCGGCGGCGCGGCACACGGAGCGCAAGTTCGAGGCGCTCTTCGGACAGAAGGGCACCCAGTCGGCGACGGGCGGGACGATCCGCGTCCGCAAGCCCAACCAGTACACCGTCCGCACGGGCGCGACCTACTCCGCGCAGAACGTGACCGACGAGTACACGACTATGACGATCGACCAGCAGATCGGCGTGGACACCGCCGTGACGTCGGCCGAGCTGGCCCTGTCGCTGTCGTCGTTCTCCGACCAGATTCTCAAGCCGCAGATCAATTTGCTGGCGAACTATGTCGACAACTACATCCTGAGCAACGCGTACAAGTCCGCGTTCAACACGGTGGGCACGCCTGGCACGACGCCGACGGCGCTGTCGACCTATCTCGACGCCGGCGCCAAGCTGGACCAGTTCTCGTGCCCGCGCGACGGGCAGCGCGCGCTGATCCTGGGGCCGCAGAGCCAGGCCAACATCGTGGACGCGCTCAAGGGGCTGTTCAACCGCAGCGGCAAGATCTCGTCGCAGTATGACGACGCGGAGATGGGCGAGAACGTTGCGGGCTTCAATTGGGCCATGGATCAGCAGGTGGCGACGCACCAGGTTGGCCCGCTCGGCGGCACGCCGCTCGTGAACGGCGCCAGCCAGACGGGCGCGACCCTCGTCACCGATGGCTGGACGGCGGCGGCGGCCTCGCGCCTCAAGCAGGGCGACGTGTTCACGGTGGCCGGCGTGTATGCCGTCAACCCGGTCAGCAAGGCGAGCACGGGGGTGCTGCAGCAGTTCGTGGTGACGGCAGACAAGTCGTCCGACGCCAGCGGCAACATCACCATCCCCATCTCGCCGTCCATCGTGACGTCTGGCGCGCAGCAGACCGTGAGCGGCTCGCCGGCCGACAACGCGGCCCTCACCGTGCTCGGCGCGGCCAACACGCTCACCGCGCAGAACATGGCGTGGCACAAGAGCGCGATCGCGCTGGCGTTCGCCGAGCTGCAGAAGCCGGCGGGCGTGGACATGGCGTCGGTGAAGACCGACCCGGACAGCGGCATCTCGATGCGGTTCGTGCGCTACTACGACGGCGACAACGACAAATTCAAGTGCCGCTTCGATTTGCTGTTCGGCCTGGCGGTCCTGCGCCCGGACTGGATCGTTCGGATCGCGGGCGGCGCGGCCTAGTCGCGTGACCTGACCCGGTGGTGGGCTCGAGCTCACCACCGGGCGGTTCTGGCTTTCAGGAGGCCCCATGCAGGCACGCGACAATTTCCAGCGCTGGGTCGCCATCACGCCAAGCGACACCATCGACATCGGTGAAACGACGGCCGATGACGGCAAGGCCAAGGCGCCCCTCGCCATCTACGTCGGGGGCACCGGCAACGTCGTCGCGGTCATGGGCGACGGCACCACCGGCACGTTCACGGGCGTGCCGGCGGGCACCGTGCTGCCGATCACGCCAATTCGGATTAACAGCACCAGCACCACGGCCACGGCGCTCCTCGCGCTGTATCAGGTCTAGCCCGTGACCATCGGCGACGCCATCACGGCGGCCCTGCAGGATCTGGGGCTGGTCGCGGCTGGCGAAGTGCCAGCGGCTGACGACAGCGCCGTGGCGCTCGACCGGGTGAACGACTGGCTCGACGCGCTCGCGACCGAAGGGCTGACGCTGTTCGGGCGCACCCGCACGACGTGGGCGCTGACGGCGGGCGTCAGTAGCTACACGGTCGGCACCGGGCAGACGGTGAACGTCGCCCGGCCTGGTGGCCCCGAGGCCATTGAGGCCGTCGGCTACCAGGACACGTCGCAGTCGCCGGTGACCGAATACCTCCTGGGCCGTCCGTTGACGGAGGACGCCTACGCGGCCATCGCGCAGAAGGCGTTCCAGAGCACGTATCCCACGGCCTGGTATTACCGCCCCGGCGCCACGACCGGCACGCTGCTCGCGTGGCCGGTGCCGACGAGCAGCACGCTGCAGGGCGTGCTCTACACGGCCACGCCGCTGGCGGAGTTCGCGGGGCTGACAGACACGCTGGCGCTGCCGCCGGGGTATCGGCGCTTCATCCGCACCAACCTGGCGGTGGAGTTGGCGCCGACGTTTGCGGTGCAGCCGTCGCCGGTCGTGCTCGAGCTGGCCGTCGCGTCGAAAGCGGCGGTCAAGCGCGCCAACCTCCGCACGGCGGACCTGTCCATGGCCGGCGTGCCAGGGACGCGCCAGGGCGCCCTGTCGCGCGCCGGATTCGACGGGGGGCAGTTTTAGTGCCCGACTATCCCGGCTTCATCGGCGGCGATTACGAGGCCCAGTCGCCGCTCGCCAGTGGCGAGCGCACGGTGAACTGGTACGTCGAGCGGGCAGAAACGGGCTCGGCGAACGCCGCACTGGCGCTCTACCCGACGCCGGGCGTCGAGCGCCTGTCCACGGCGGTGACGAGCCCCGGCCGCGGCACACTGACGTGCCAAAACCGTGTGTTCGCCGTGATCGGCAGCACGTTCTACGAAGTGGACCCGTCGACGTATGCCCTGACGGCGCGCGGCACGGTCGCCAGCGACACCAACCCGGCCAGCCTGTGCTGGAACGGCGACGGCGGCGGGCAAGTGCTGGTGTGCTCCGGCGACAACGGCTACCTCTTCGACTTGCAGGCGAACACGTTCACGCAGGTGCGGACAGGCGCCACGACGATGGGCGTCCACCTCGACGGGTATTTCATCGTGCTCGACGCGGCGACGTCCACGATCTATCTGAGCGACCTGCTCGACGGCACGACGTGGGACCCGACACAGTTCGCGCAGCGCAGCACCGCGTCGGACCCGTGGGTCTCGATGGCGGTGCTCGACCGGTTTCTGTATCTGTTTGGCACGCAGACGTCGGAGGCGTGGTTTGACGGGGGCACCTTTCCGTTCCCATTCCAGCCCCATCCGTCGGGGCTGATGCCGGTGGGGTGCGCGGCGCCGTTCTCGGCGCGCGTGGCCGGCAACGTCCTGATGTGGCTGGGCGCGACCCGCGACGGCGAGGGGCAGGTGTATCGCGCTGCGGGGTTCACGCCCGAGCCCGCAGGGACGTTTGCGTTGGCGGTGGCGCTGGAATCGTATGGCGTCGTGGCGGACGCCATCGGCGATTCCTATACCGACCAGGGCCACACGTTCTACGTGCTGACGTTGCCGACGGCCGGCGTGACGTGGGCGTGCGATGTCACGTCGACGTTGCAGATCGGGACGGGACTGCGCTGGACGCAGCGGGGCAGCTGGGACAGCGCGCGCAACGCCTACCAGGCGTCCCGCGCGCTCTATCACATCTACGTCCCGCACACCTCCGAGCACCTCGTGCTCGACCGGGACGGGGCCGGGGTGTATCGGCTGACCACGGCGTCGGCGGTGGACGTCGACGACCGGCCGATCCGACGCGTGCGCCGCGCGCCGGCACTGTTCGACGGCAACCGTGAGCTGACCGTGCCCGTGTTCGAGCTGCTGCTCGAGCCGGGACTGGGGGCCGTCAGCGGTCAGGGCCTCGAGCCGCAGGTGGCGCTGCGGATCAGTCGCGACGGCGGGAAGACCTGGGGGTCGGAGCGGTGGCGCACCGCCGGCGCGCTCGGGCGCTACGGCGCGCGCGTGCGGTGGCTCCGCAACGGCTGCGGGCGCCGATGGATGCCCGAGGTCGTGGTGAGTGACCCGGTGCCGTGGCGGCTCCTGGGCGCGGTCCTGCAGGGGGTGGCGTAAATGGCGCAGGCCGCTCCGTTTCCCTACAACGACCCGATTGCGCGGCGCACGGACGGCCGCCTGTCGACGCCGTGGGTGAATTGGTTCACCACGCTGCAGCAGGACGTGCAGGAGGCGCCGTATCGGCTGACCACGGTCACGGTGGAAGGCCAGACCGCCGCCATCGGCGCGACGGCGCTGCCGCTGGGCGCGCTGGCGACCGGGGTGTACCGGGTCAGCTATCTGGCGCGCATCACCACGGCGGCGAGCACCTCGAGCAGCCTGACGGTCACGCTCGGCTTCACCAACGGCGGCGTGGCGTGCGCGTTGTCGGGCGCGGCGATGACGGGCAACACGACGGCGACGGTGCAGAGCCAGACGGAGCTCGTCAACATCGACGCCAGCACGCCGCTGACCTACAGCACGGCGTATAGCAGCGCGGGGGCGACGGCGATGGCCTACAGCCTCTGGCTGGTGGCCGAGCAGGTCGATGCGTAAGGAGCGACACATCGTGGACCCAATTACGACAGCAGCAATCATCAAGGGCGGCATCGACCTATTTGGCGGTCTATTCGGCAACCGGTCGCAGAGCCGGATCAATCAGCAGTCGCTCGCGCAGCAGCTGCAGATGTTCCAGGCGCAGCAGGCGTTCCTCCAACAGCAGGCCGCGCAGGACCAGCGGAACTGGGAGGCGCAGCAGGCTGAGGACACGCGCCGCTACAACGAGATGATGGGGATGCAGAAGGGGCAGTGGGAGGCGCAGCAGCAGCTCCGCGCGCCCTACCGCGCCGCGTCGCGCAACCTGCTCGACGGCGCCTTCGGCGGCGGTGCCATCAACCGATATCCCGGCACGCTCGGGAACATGCTGCAGCGAGGCTGACGATGCCCTACGACGCCTACGGCAACTGGTACGACGACGTCGCAACAGACAACAGCGTTGGTGGTCCGCCGCCCAACAGCGTGTGGAACGACACGACGGGCCGATGGGACACCATCGCGCCTGGGTCGGCAGGCTACGACCCGACGTGGGGCGGCTACACCACCGGCAACCCGTATGGCACGCCCACGGGCGACCAGTGGCTCAACAGCGTCTACAAGGCGCAGGGCTGGGCCCTGCCGCCCAAGCCCGGTGACGCGGCGGCCGGCGGCGGGGGCGCAAGCGGGGGCAGCCCCAGCGGCCCATCGGCCACCGGCAGCTATCAGGACTACTACACCTGGGGCGGCCCGATGGCGCCCGACCTGTCGTGGCTGAAGGACGCACCGAAGTTTGAGTTCGCCAATTTCACCGCGCCGGGCGCCGAGGGCATGTTCGCTGACCCCGGCTACCAGTTCCGCCTCGACCAGGGCCGCAAAGCCCTCGAGCAAAGCGCGGCCGGGCGCGGCACGCTGCGGACGGGGGGCACCTTGCGCGACATCCTCTCGTACGGTCAGCAACTGGGGTCACAGGAGTACGCAAATGTCTACAACCGCGCCCTGAACGCCTACAACACCAACCTCGGGACGGCGAAGGACCGCTACGCGCCGCAGCTGGCGTCGTGGCAGAACGACCAGGCTGCAAGACAGAGCGCGGCGAACCAGGGCTACAACCGCGCGTGGGATGTCTACGCCTACAGCCACCCGTCGGCGACGACCGTCTTCAACGCGGGATTGAGCTGATGGCGGACTACACCGTCCCGTTCGCGCCGAGCGGCTACCAGCGGCCCGAGCGCTACACCAACCCCTACGTCGGCACGCTGCTCGAGCTGATGCAGGGGCAGGCGCGCGCGCAGGCCGCGGCGGACGAGCGGCGCATGGCACTCGCCGGGCAGCTGTGGCAGAACATCGCACAGACCGGGTCTGGTATCGCGCAAGCCGTCGCGGACGCGCCCGAGCGCAAGCGGCAGCAGGAGGTGCAGCGCGTGCAGTACGACCAGGTCATGCGGCAGCGCGACATCCAGACGGCGGTCGACAACATGCCGCTCACGGTCGACCTGGTGGCTCGACAGAAGTATCTGGCGCCGCTCCTACCGCTGCAGAGACGCGCGGTTGAGGAGCGTTGGCGCGTTGAAGACCTCGCAGCGAAGGAGCGGCAGGATGCCGTCCTGAATCAGCGCGGCGAGGAGGCGTTGGCGGCCGTGGGGAGACCGGGCGCGTTTTCGTCGATGTTGACGGAGAGGCTGACGCGCGGCGAGATGTCGCCGCAGCAACACGGGCAAACGCTGGCGGCGGCAATGGACTCAGGCGACCCGGCGCAATACGAGGCCGACGCGCTGGTTGGTGTGTATCTCAGCTCTCCTGCTGGGCGCAAGGCCGTGGCCGGCGCGCAAGCGTCCGACATCGTGAAGCGGGTGGCTGCAGCGCCAGACGCGCGCAAGACGGCATTGGTGCAGCAGATGCTGCAGCCAGGCATGACGGCGACCGACCAGCTCAGAGTGTTTCGTACCGTCTGGGGGCCGCAGGGCGACGCAAAGTTCACGGAGTACGCGGAGGCACTGAAGGCCGCCGCGCCGACATTGACGACGTTCAGCGAAAACCAGGGCGTTATGAAGACTGACCCGTTCACGGGCCAGCCCACCACGGTACGCGAGCCGTCGCCTGACGCCAACACGACGTTTCAGGATGTCGACGCGAAAGTCACGACACCAGACGGCAAGACGTACGTGGGGAAAGTGGGGTTCAACCCGCGCACTAACAGCTACGCCCCGATTGGCAGTCGAGAGCCATTCCCACCTGGCACGCGCGTCGAGCGAGCGCCTACGCCCGTGGACCCGACGCTCGCGGCAATGCGGGATGCCCAGTTAGCTCTCCTGCAAGCAAGGGCTGGCGGCCCCAACGAAATGTCACAGGCGCAATTCGCGCAAGCGATGCAGCTGGCCAACAGCCTGAAGGCGCATCCGGCCTACACGGACATGTCCGACATCGCGACGGGGTGGCAGGGAGTGCAGACAGGGCTGCGCCAGCAAAACGGCTTCGGCGACATCGTAGCTATCAACGCCATCCAGCGGATGGTCGACCCTGGTGCGACGGTTCGCGAGGGTGACGTGGCGCTCCTGCAGAGCGCGAGCGCATTGCTCGACACGGTCTTGTCCGAGTATCCCGTCGCAAAGTTAAGGACTGGCGACAAGCTGCCACAAACTGTGCGGGACCGCCTGCGAACCGTTGCAGAGCAGCTGTACGCCGCGCGGGCGAAGAACTACAACGACACCATTGGGTCGCAGTATCGCGCCCTCGCGGCGGCGGCCGGTATTCCGTTTGCGCTCATCGGTACTGACTTTGCGGCACCGTCGGCAGCGGCGCCTACTGGCGCGCCCACCGAAGGTACCGAAGGCGTCGTGAACGGCGTGACGGCGGTCTGGAAGACCGTCAATGGGAAGGCGGGCTGGTATGCCAAAGAATGAGCGCCTGCTGTCCGACGACCCGCGTGCCGGCGTCCTGCTCTCGGCAGACCCGCTCGCCGGACGCGTAGTCCCACAAACGCCGACGCCACAGGCGGGCGCGCAGGCGCCAGCTGTGGAGCGGTTCGCGACCGAGCTGTATCGCAATAGCCCGCTCGCGCCGGTGGTCAACACCGTCGCCGGCGTATGGAATGTCGTCAATCACCCGATTGATACCTACGGCGGCCTGAAACCACTCGGCGGGACGCTATTGGACTTGGCGCGCGCGCAATGGACCGAAGCAACGACGGCCGCGCAAAAGACACGCGACGCGTGGCGCGGTGACCTGCTCGCTATCCCTGAAGCCATCGGCCACGGCGTTGCCGCCGCGATTCCGGTGTTGGGTCCGGCCGCTGCGAACGCTGGCCGCATGTTTGGCGAGGGCGACGTCGCCGGCGGCGCAGGCGCTATGGCTGGCATGTTGCTGCCGTTCGGCGTGAAGTACGGGCGCGAGGCGCGCGCGACGCAGTCGGCCGTTCCAACGCCGGCGCGCGTGCGGGCGGCCGCCGAGGCGCGGGCACGCACCCTCGCGGACCAGGCGCGCGCGCAGGTGGCTGAACAGGTGCTCGCCCCAGGGAACCTGAAATATCGTCAGCCGGCGGCAGACATCGCCGAGCGCGTGGCGCGCACCGACGGGCCGCGCAACCGCGTGGAGCTGCGGCAATTCGCGGACGACCTCTCCGACGACGCGACGTCTCGCATTGATGCCGCCATCGTGGCGCAGCCCGGACAGCTGATTAACGTGCGCGGTGCGCTGAAGCAGCTACAGGCCGCGATGGACAAGTTGACGTTCAACGGCAAGGTCATCGCGGGCAATGAACGACTGGCGGCTGAGTTGCAGACCAAGTGGAACGAGTTGCGCGCCGGCGCGGGCCGAGGCAACACGGTTCCGATTGAGCAGCTCGTGGAGTTTCGTCGGCAGCTGGACGACATCGCCAAGCGGAACGGCGCCTTTGAGGGAGACCCGCGTCTGAGCGCGCAGACCGACGCCGTGCTAGAGGCCTCCAACGCCATCCGGTCAGAGCTGGCGAAGGCGCGCCCTGACCTCGCTGACGCGAACGCGGACTTCACGTTTGCGAGCCAGCTCCGCGACGTGCTGTCGCCGAGCAAGGGGCGTCCGAAGGTGCTTGGAGCGCAGCCGCATGGGCAAACGGGTGGCATCCGCGCCGCCGGCAGCATCGCCGCCTCGAATGTGCCTGTGCTGAAGACAATCGCGCCGCTTGTCGGGGAAATGTACGCCCGATTGCAGCAGTACCTGAACAGCGATGCCTACAAGCTGGCCGACGCGAGGACCAAGCTGGCTTTGGCTGACGCCCTGAAGCGAGGCGACACCGGGCGCGTCACGCGCCTGCTCCATGCTGCGCGTATGAGTGGCGCGATGGCCGCAGGCGCGACCCGCGAAGACAAGGAGCAGAAGTAAATGGCAACCGGCACGATCATGCCCGCGCCGGTCTTCACCGGCCTCGACGCCAACGGCAACCCGGTGGCGGGCGGGCTGCTCTACACCTACGCGGCGGGCACGA